GGCGGTTCACCAGCTCCTGCAGCGCTTCGTTGATGAGGGGGGCGATAAGCATCCCTTCGCCGGCACAGGTCACTGTCACGTCGATGGAGAGGCGAAATTCGCGGTTGTTCATGGTCTGCTCCTGCATTTAGGGAAGGTTGTCGGCCGTGTCCGGCGTCTCGATGCCCTGCATGCCCTGCCCCGCGTCCTGGGGCACGGGCGGGAAGCCTGGGCTGGTGTTCTCCTGCACGTCGGCGATNCCNGGCTGCGCCTCTGCGCCTCCACCGCCGCCCTGGTCCACCGGCCCTGGNGCCACGGGCACGCCACCCGCAGTGGGGAAATTCGGGTCGTCNCCNNCAGGGCTNGGCCGCTTGTAGCCNGCGCCCTGCATCACGACGTCAGCGATNGGGGCCACGGCTGGGTTCATGGCTACCTGCGCTCCTGCTTGCATAGCAGAGTANTGCAGCTTGTACGCCGGTTTGCACGGCTTGCGCCACCAGATGCTTGATGCGTGCGTCGCTCTCGGCCTGCTTGATGTCCAACTCGCGGGACTTGAGGTCGTACATCAACTCCTGCTTCACCTGCGTGCGGATCGCCTCTGGGTCTGCCTGTCCCTGGGCATCGCGGATGGCCTCCACCACCTCCTTCTTTCGGGGCAAGTCCATGAGGTCGATCATGAACGGCATCACCACCTGCTGAATCTCCGGTGTCGCGGCCTTGACCGACTCTGACAGGGAGTTGAGCTGCTGCGCGCGGAAGCTGCTCGACGTTGGCACGTCCTCCATCGCCACCTTCAGCCGCGTGCGCTGCACATCGTTGGACAGCATCACGATGCCCGTCAGTTCGTCCACCTCGGGGCGGTTCAGCACCACCGTGCGGGGCGGGTTCAGCACGTCTCCCTCGATCACCACCGTGGTTTCCTGCTTGCCGATGTCCTCGATGATGAGCGCCAACAACAACTCGCCCACCTGGGAGCGGGCCTCCTTGAAGTTGTCCATCAGGTCGGCCAGCGACACCTGGGACTGCTCCACCTGGGTCTGCTCCTGCACGCCGCTGGTGGCCGTGCCAGTCTGCCCCTGGAATGATGCCGTCACGCCAGACACCCGGGCCGCCGCCGCGCGCGAGTCCTGCATGAGCTGGAACTGCTGGGCGTTGAGCTGGAAGTCGCGGTTGCGCTCGAAAACCCCGCCGTCTTTCATGGCCTGGGGGTCCAGCACGAAATCCGCATCCACGCGCGAGGACATCTGCCGGAATTGCTGATCCGTCATGGCCACGGCGCCCTTGGTGCGCTTCGTCTCCACCGCCGACATGCCCCAGCGCAGTTTGCTGATGGTGCTGTTCAGGTTGTCCTGCGGGAAAAGCATGTCGCGCACCAGCCCGAAGAAAATGCCTGTAAGGTCTTCCTGGAAGCCGGACACCCGCACGTAGGGGAAATGGCGGTGCGGGTACGGGCTCTNNNCNNTCGAACAGGCAGTGCGGCCCCATCCAGTAGGCCCGGCGCACCACTGGCAGCAATTCCTCCACCAGCTTGCCACGGCCCAGCGACAGCGCGGCCCGGTGCAGCTCGTTGGCCTGGTCGTACTTGACCGCCCGGCCATCGCGCATCTTGAGCATGACGGTCGTCACCCATCGGCGATACCACAGCTCCGTGATGCACACGGTCTTGTTTTCCTCGTTGTAGTAGTGGTCCTCTGGCAGTGTCCATGCGCGCTCTGCGTCGGCTGCAGCGTGCAGTCCGGTGGACTGGCCGCCTTCCAGCTCCTGGATGGCGAAATCGGCAATCCACCGGTCAGGCCCGCCAGCCATGATGAGCGTCGCGTGGTTTGGGAACATGCGCGCTGCGCGGCTGCGGCTGACCCAGCGGCGCCGGTACAGCCACCGCGCATCGCTCAGGTCCGGCTCGATGGCCTTCATGTCCCACCAGATCTCGTTGCGGTGGATGTACCGGCACTTGTAGGGGTACTCCATCGAGTTGGACGCGCGCGCCACCTCCACCCAGCCCAGGCCCACGCCTGCAGCAGGCCGGAAAGCCTGCGAAAGCGCCCGGTCTGCCTTGGAATGGCGCTCTGCCTGGTTCAGGCGGAAGTTCAGCGCATCGGCCACGTCCTGGCCGCCCGGCTCGCCATCCGGCGTCACGCGCCAGTCCGTGCGCGTCTTTGCCTCGTAGCCGCAGACCGCCGCGATAGCCGGGCCGATGATGTTCTCCTTGGCCGGTGGGATGCCCATTTCCTTCATGCGGCGCAGCAGATCGGTAGAAAGCTGGTTGCCGTCCGCATAGTCGGCCTCCTTGTCGGCCTGGGCACGCCATGGCGGCTGGCTCAGGGACTCGCGCACGATGGACGCGAACTCGTCAATGGAGATAGGCTCATCGCGGCCGTCCTGCAGCTCGTCGGTGGTTGTGGTGGGGTTCAGCATGGTCGTTGCCTCAAGTGCGCCAGTCGGGTGGTGGCGGCATTTCAAAATCGTCTTGTCGGCCGTCGCTCATCGCGTCCAGCCAGACGGCCAGATAGCGAAAGCCGTCCGCTCCGTGGCTGTACTGGTCGTGCAATGGCTCCATCGGCTCATTGGTGACGGAGTGCACGCGGCGCTGGTAGCGCTTCAAGCACTCCAGCGCGCGGGCCGCCTTGGTTCGNTCGAANTAGCAGCGNGGGAAGACCATGCGAGCGGCCTTGATGCCTTCCTCGACATCGCCGGGCCGCTCCTGGGAGCGCACCGACTTGCGTCCCATCGCGCGAAGCAGCTGTTCCGTGCTTTTGCCGGTCTGCAGGTTCTTGGTCTTGCCGTCGTGTGGCAGGAAGTCCGTGCCCCAGCGGTAAGTGCGCTTTTCGAGCTGGGCCACGTACCACTCCAGGGTGTGATGGCTGTCCTCGATGTAGTCGATGATCCGCACGTCCTGCGGCCCGCGCTGCACCATGTAGATGACCATGGCGTCGTTCCAGCCCAAGTCCCAGATGGTGTGCACGGGCATCGTGGGGTCGTATGGCACATCGCGCGCGCGGTTCTCCTGGAACAGCTGCTCCATCTCGTGGCGGTAGATGGCGCCTGCGGCCACGCGGCGGGCCTTGCCTTCCCAGATGTGCGCGTAGTCGTCGGGCAGCATCGTGCGCTTGGCCTTGAGGCGCTCGCGGTTGAGCACATCGGGGAACCAGGGGTTATCGCGCCAGTTGATCTCGCAAACCCAGGTGTCCGGGCTCGGCGTGGCAATGAAGCGCTGGTACGTCTCGTCCGTCTCCATGTCCGGGTTCAACGTGAGCCAGATTTCCGACCCCTCCTTGCGGATGGTCGGGGTCAGCACGTCCCACGACTTCTTGCCCACGCCGTGGGCTTCCTCGACCCACACGGTGTCCACGCCCTCGAAGGACTTGATGGAATCGACCGTATGGCTCTGCAGGCCGGTGAACAGGATCAGCGTGCCGTTCTGCCCGCGAATCTCNGTGTCCAGCACCTCNTAGAANGACTCCAGGCCNAGCTTGANGATGTAGTCCTTGAGCAGCCGGTGCACCGAGTCNCGCATGGACTTCTGGATNTCGCGGGCGCACAGGATGCGCANCGGCTTGCGCGCGCCNAGNTCCAGCAGCACCTGGGCCACGCCGTGCGACTTGCCGCCGCCGCGCCCACCGTGCATGACCTTGTACCGGCGCGGCTGGTACAGCGGCTCCAGCTTCTCGGGCAGCGTCAGGCTGATGGCAAGGGCGAGAGCGCTCATTCCTCGTCCTCGGGCCGTGGCTTCGGCCGCACGAACGTCACCGTGCTTGCCACCTGGATCGCGCCACCGTTGGCTCCGGTGTGCTCCTGCGTCACCTTGTCGCCGTACTTCTTGGGCGCCAGCTTCGACAGCAGCCATTTGCGGGTGTCCACGCGCAGGCGGTTGCGTTGCACGGCGGTGGAATCGAACACCACTTCGGTATTGCCCTGGCCATCGTCATCCTGGCTGCCGTGCTTGTCGGCCTTGACCATCGTGCATTCCTCGTCGGCAATGCTCAGGATGTCCTCGGCCATATACTCGGCCTGCAATTCGCGCGCGCGCGCGTACCGTTCCCGAAGGTTTTCATTGCGCTCGTCAGCCAGCCAGCGCATGAAAGTTGTGACGGATGGAAGGCCAGGCTTTCCGCACACCTCGCGCAAGCTGCCGCCTTCTGCGATCCCTTCCAACACCGCATCAGCAGCGGCGCTCATGTCATAGGCGTGGGGCGCTGGATTTGCCGTTTCCGGGCTCTTTGGCTTGGGGCGAGTCTTGGAAGTGGCTGGCGTCTTCTTTGC